CACGAGTACATCATGACCGTTGATGTCTCGAAAGGAAGAGGTCAGGACTATTCTACGTTCACTATTATTGATATAACGACCCGCCCATTTAAACAAGTGGCAGTGTATCGGAACAACACTATCTCTCCAATACTCTTCCCTAATATTATATATAAGTACGCAACCGTTTACAACAATGCTTATGTAGTAATTGAAGCAAATGATCAGGGTGCGGTAGTCTGCAACGGACTATATTACGATATCGAATACGAAAATGTTCACGTTTCATCTACAATTAAATCATCACATATCGGCGTTGAAATGAACCGAAGATCAAAACGTCTTGGTTGTTCTGGCATTAAAGATTTAATGGAGTCTAACAAATTAGAAATTGTTGACGAACAAACCATCTTGGAAATGTCTACTTTTGTTCTTAAAGGACAGTCGTATGAAGCAAGCGAGGGTAACCATGATGATCTTATGATGAATCTAGTTTTGATGGGGTTCTTTATACACACTGAATATTTTTATAATATGACAGATATTAATTTAAAGGAGTTGATGTATAAAGATAGAATGGATCAAATTGAAGCAGATGTAGTTCCTTTTGGTTTTATCGATGACGGTAATGGCAGTATCGAGGAAATGGAAACGTTAGAAGACCATGAAAGAAGACGGTGGCAAATAGTTAAAGAACCCGACAATCTTGAATATTGGTAAATCTCAATTATTATAAATAAAAACATTGAGATATATTACGTATTATGTTTTCTTATCATAGGTAAACGAAAAAAAGGACACGATTATGGCTAATCAATTCGCGTCTCCAAACATTACAGTCAAAGAAATTGATTTATCTGGTGTTGTACCAGCAGTCGATACTTCTACTGGCGCTTATGTAGGAGACTTTAATTGGGGACCAATTGACCAACCAGTTTTAGTTTCGAACGAAGCTAGATTGGCAGAACAATTCGGTTCTCCCGTATTGTCAACTAAATCATCATTAGATTTTTTAACTGCTTCATACTTCCTTAAGTATGCTTCTACTCTTTATGTTGTGAGAACTCATGAGGGCGCAAAAAATGCTGCTCTTGTAGGAACTCAATCCGTAACTAGTGTAACAGTAAGTGGCACAAACAACAACTACACTGACACTCCAACTATTGGTTTCACTGGTGGTAGTGGTAGTGGCGCAGCAGCAACGGCAACAATGGAAATTAAATCAATTTCTATTGGAGATGCAGATGGATCAGGTTATATTGCTGGGGAAACTTTCCAAATTGATATAGGAAATGGGACAAACGCATCAGCAAAAGTAACTAGCATCGATTTGAATGGTGCGGTTACTGGACTTTCTTTGCAATCAGGCGGAAGTTTTTCCGGAACTCTTGCATCTCTTGACGAAGTACCAACCGTTAACCAAAGTGTAGCAGGAGACGGTAATTTAACTGTTGATGTTACAGTCGGTATTAAATCTGTAAAGATGACAGATACTGGTACTGGTTATTCAGGAACACCTACTGTCACTCAATCACCTTCCGGTAATGCAACTCTGACTGCTGTTGTAGTATCAGACGGTAGTTTGGTTAAGAATTCAGCAGATTGGGACTATTTAAGGTCTGGTCTTGCAGACGAGCAATTAATTGCTAAGTATGCAGGGACGGCAGGAAACAGTTTACAGATTTCAGTCTGCCCAACGTTAGGTTCTGGTTTTACTGGTTGGACCTACAAAGAGGAATTCGAAAGTGCGCCCGGAACTTCTGCTTACGTAGCAAACGCATCTGGTGATGCAAGCGCAAACGATGAAGCACACATTGCGATAGTTGATGAAGATGGTGTTTTTTCCGGAACTCCCGGAACAGTCCTTGAAACATTTGCCTATGTTTCTTTAGCAGGAGATGCTAAAACCTCAGACGGAACGTCTAACTATATCCTTGATGTATTGAATGCTAGGTCTAATTTTGTATGGGCAGCAGACATTGCTAATATTAGTGAGTTAGGTGATGCATCTGCATCATTTACTGCGGCAACATCAGGTGTTCAAAATTATTCTTTGACTGGTGGAACAGATAGTAACACGCTTGATGAAGGTGATGTTATTACTGGATTTGAACAATTTGAAGATACCGAAACTATTACAGTAGACTATTTGATTGCTCGCGGAATGAGCAGTGAACTAGAACAAGTAACAGTTGTTGCTAACCTTGTTTCGATTGCTGCAGCAAAAAGAAAAGATTGTGTAGTATTGTCTTCTCCTCCAAGAGATGCAGTACTTAATCAATCTAGCGTTACTAACATTGCAAATGCTATTGAACAATTTTCTAATGCAGTATCTGCATCTAACTACTTGATTCTTGACAGTAACTGGTTCAAAGTTTATGATAAGTATAAGGATGCTTATACCTTTATTCCTGCGTCAAGTTCAACTGCTGGTCTGTTAGCACTTACAGATCAAGTAGCAGCACCATGGTTCTCTCCTGCTGGACAAAGACGAGGACAATACTTCGGTGTTACTTCTCTTGGTTGGAATGCTTCTCGCGAATACAGGGACCAACTTTACAAAGTGGGTGTTAACCCAATTGTAAATCTTCCTGGTCAAGGAATATTGTTATACGGAGATAAAACAAAAGAGTCTCGTCCAAGTGCGTTTGATCGTATTAATGTTCGAAGACTTTTCCTTACTATTGAAAGAGCAATCAAACAGGCATCTGAAAATGTTTTGTTTGAATTCAACGATGAATTTACTCGATCAGAGTTTGTCGGAATTGTTGAACCGTTCTTGCGAGAGATCCAAGGAAGAAGGGGGATTACTGATTTCAGAGTTGTGTGTGATGAAACAAACAACACTGCGGCAATCATTGATTCGAATCGTTTCGTAGCAAACATCTTCATTAAACCAGCACGTTCAATTAACTTTATCACACTTAATTTTGTGGCAGTTAGAACGGGTGTTGCGTTTGAAGAAGTCGTTGGCGTAGTATAAGGAGAGTCTAGATGGCAATTTTAGGAGTCGATGACTTTAAGTCAAAATTAACCGGTGGCGGTGCACGACCCAATTTATTTAAGGTAACCTTAAATTTTCCAACTTATGCTGGGGGAGATGTCGAACTGACATCTTTCCTTTGCAGAACTGCTCAGTTACCCGCTTCGACAACGGGTGTCGTTGAGGTTCCATTTAGAGGACGTATTCTCAAAATGGCAGGTGACAGATCGTTTGAAAATTGGACTGTTACCATAATGAATGATACGGGATTTGTTTCTCGCGATGCAATGGAAAGATGGTTGAATGGAATTAACTCTCACTCTGCTAATACAGGGTTGGTTAATCCAGCAGATTACCAAGCAGACCTGATAGTTGAACAACTAGATAGGAACGAAGATGTATTGAAAAAATATACTTTCAGGGGATGTTTCCCAGTCAGTGTAAGTTCGATTGCTTTGGACTATGATCAGGCAACTGCAATTGAACAGTTCGATGTTGAATTTGCTGTTCAATACTGGGAATCAAACACAACCAGTTAATAGTGTTATAGATATAGGGAGTCTTAATTGACTCCCCTTATTTTTTCCAACGAGGATTACATGGCAGACAATACGCTATTCAAAGCTTTTGGTTTTGAAATCAAAAGAAACAAAAAAGATGCGAAACCAGATCTAAAATCTGTAGTTCCACCTACGGATCCTGATGGTGCAGGATATGTAACGTCTTCTGCTGGTTACTTTGGACAATACGTTAATCTTGATGGAGATAATGCAAAAGATCAACATCAATTGATCATGCGATATCGTGGGGTTTCTACGAACGCAGAAGTTGATATGGCAATTGATGAAATTGTTAATGAAAGTATTACCTCATCTGAATTAGAGATGAACGTACAATTAAATTTAGATGAGATTGAAGCAACGACTAAAATCAAAAAGACCATGACAGATGAGTTTAAAAATATTCTTTCTATGTTAAACTTTTCTGATTTAGGACATGATATTTTTAGGTCTTGGTATGTTGATGGAAGAATATTTTATCATTTGTTAATAGATGAAAAGAATCCTAAACAGGGCATTAAAGAAATTCGAAATATTGATGCATCAAAAATTCGTAAAGTAAAAAACATTAAGAATAAAAAAGATCCTAAAACCGGTGTAAAAATTATTGATACCGTAGAAGAATTCTATATCTACGAAGAGAAACCGGGAGCACAGAATCAAGCAGGGGCAGTTAAGTTTTCTACTGACTCTATCACATGTGTTACGTCTGGTCTATTAGACGAAACCAAAAAGAAAGTAGTTTCACATTTACATAAAGCATTAAAACCTATAAACCAGTTAAGAATGTTAGAAGATTCTCTGGTTATCTATCGTCTTGCTCGTGCACCTGAACGTCGAATTTTTTATATTGACGTGGGTAATTTACCACGCGGTAAATCTGAACACAACATGAAAGACATCATGGCAAAGTACCGTAACAAGTTAGTGTATGATGCGAACACTGGTGAACTTAAAGATGATCGCAAACACATGTCTATGCTGGAAGATTTCTGGTTACCTCGCCGTGAAGGTGGTCGAGGCACAGAAATTTCAACGTTGCCTGGTGGAGATAATCTTGGTCAGATAGATGATATATTGTATTTTCAAAAAAGATTGTATCGTTCATTAAATGTTCCTGCTCAAAGATTGGAACAAGAAAACAATTTTTCTCTTGGTAGATCTAATGAAATTACCAGAGACGAAATAAAATTTCAGAAATTTATCGATAGGTTACGTCGAAAATTTTCTCATGTGTTCTTAAATATTTTAAAGAAACAGTTGATGCTGAAAGGCGTTATCACAGAACAAGATTGGGATAATTGGAAAACTGATTTCAATATTGATTTTGTAAGAGACAATCATTATGTCGAATTGAAAGAATCTGAAATCATGAGAGAACGTCTCGGTTTGATGAGCGAGGCAACTCAGTTTGCTGGTGAGTATATCTCGAAAGAATGGATCTGGAAAAATGTTTTAAGATTAGATGAAGACGAGATCGATGCCATCCAGAAACAAATGGATAAAGAAGATAACGAAGGTGCTATTGATACTGAAGAAATTCCTAGTAACGAACCTCCTGCTGCGCCAGAAACACCAGTATCTCCGCAATCTTCACCAATTAATATCAATGTTAACGGTGGAGAAGTAGATAAGAAAAAACCTGAAAAGAAAGAACATTATATACCTACTCACGAAGATGAACTGACAGAAGAACTGACTAGGTATATGGCAAAGATCAATGAGCAAAATTGATACTATTTCTACTGCGTTTTCGGTTATACATACGCAAAAAGAAATTGAAAAATTAGAGAACAAAGTCTTTGAAGTTCTTGAAGAGGTCCAAACTATACGTGGTCCTGCGGGTCTAGACGGAAAGCAGGGTCCGAAAGGAGATAAAGGTGTCAAAGGAGATCGAGGAGATACTGGTGATCAAGGAATTGCCGGTGCTGACGGAGAATCCGGACGTGACGGCATTGATGGCAAAGACGGTGATAGAGGCGAAAAGGGCGAGACTGGAGAACAGGGATTACAAGGTCTTCAAGGACTCAAAGGCGATAAGGGCGATATCGGACCT